CTTCTTCAGCGCCTCGATGTCGGGCGCCGACGCCTTGACCGCCTCGGCGAGCTGCTGAAGGACCAGGCCCTGGGCGGTCAGCATCGCGCGAAGCTGGTCGACGCCTTCGTGGGCCGCTCGCGCGTGGCCGTAGCCCGAGCCGAGGGCCGTGTTGACTGCGACCTTCCCGTCCGTGATGGTCTTGTCGTCCTTCCAGTGCTTGACCATCCAGTCGCCGATTTTGAGCTGGTCGTTGGGCTGCATATCGTCTGCCTCCGAGGTTGATCCGTACTTCAGATTTACGTATCCGCTGATCACGGACAGGGAATAGGTCTTCGGCTCGACGGCGTCATCGCTGCCGTCATAAACGGTGTTGCCCGAGAACAGGTCGAAGGTGGTCGACCCGACGCGCGTCACGAAACCGATGTGCTCGAAGCCACCGATCGCCGCAATGGCGCCGACCTTCACACCGGAATGGCCCGCGCGGTATCCGGGGATGTTGCGGATGTACGGTACGTACGCCTTTTTGCCGGCGATCAGGGCGAGGCCCTCGGCTTGCGTTTTCGCCGCGTGGGCGAGGACCCACGAAATGAAGATGAAGCAGAACGCCGCCGACGTGTGATTGCCGTAAAACCAGATGGTGTAATCGTTGACGTTCTCGCCCAGGCGGCCCTTCGCCCACTTCGCGCGCTGGGCCTTCGCGAGCGTGTAGACCTGGGCCCAGGTCGGCGCCGCCATCAGGCCGCGTCCGGGGTGTCGTTGTCGGGCTCGGTCGCCGGGACGTCCTCGGGCAGCTCGGCCGGCGCGCCGCCCAGATGCTTGTCGGTCGCGCCGCCGCCGGCCGGCGGCTGGGGAATCGGCTCGTCCGGGTCCGGGGCGATGAAGTCGGCCGGGGGATTCGGTTCGGTCATCTGTCCTCTTCCATGCGGAAGCCCCCGGCCGGTCGGGCCGAGGGCTTGGCGGATCTGGTCGGGGGGTTGGCTAAGGGCGCGTCACCGTGCGAGGCGTACGCACGCGCGCAGCTCGGCGGCCGAGAGGCCGAGCAGGCAGGGCGAGGCGGTGGTGGTGGGCGGCGCCGAGGGGCGAGGCCCGGACGGCGTCCCAGGGCCAGGGCGCGGCGCGGCGGCCGCGGGCTCGCGGGCCGAGGTGACGGCGTACCCGCCGCCGCCCTGCTCGGGCTGCCCGGTAACACCGCCAGCAGGCGAGCCGGTGGTCTTACCGGGGGGATGCTTCGGCGGCCGAGGCGTCGCGGCCGGTGGTTCGGTGACAACCCGCGTTGTCGTCGGCCTCGGCCGCGCCGCCGCGGCTCGGCCGGCCTGGTCGCTGCGTAGCCCCGAGGCGGCGAGCCATGACGCCGCGACCAGGCCGGCCGAGCCGAGCAACGCCCCGGCGTCGAGGACGATCGCCTTACGGTTCAATGTCCAGTCCCTCTCGTGAGAGCGTTGATGACCTCGATACCGATCGCTGAGGCGATGGCCCCAACGGCGGCCAGCAGGGCCGCACGGACGCCGCGGGCCTTCGCCGTGACGTCCTCCTCGATCCGCTTGATGCGCGCGTCTCGGGCTTCCTCGCGAGCGTCTCGGGCCTTCTCGCGGGCGTCGTACACCTGGGCCAGGACGTAGCGGTCGAGGATGGCCGAGGCGGTCACGAACTGCGCTTCCAGCCGAGCGATATCGGCGGTGGTCTCGCTGTGGTTGCGGTCGATCCGCTCGACCAGCCACCGCAAGTCAGCGGGCGAATCGTCGGCCACGCTGGCCCCCCTCATGTGGTCCGGCGCGCCTAAGCCCACCGGTGCACGATCAGCAGCCCATACGGCTGATCGACCGTGAGCTTGTCTCCGGGCTGCCAGGCGGTGGAGTGCGCGTCGGCCTGGTAGGCAATCGTCATTCGGTGTCCGGCTGGCCAGTTCGCGGGGACCTGATAGGTCGCGGTGGTGGCCAGCGGCAGGTGATGCCGATCTTTCGTCACGTTGTCACCGTCGACCGGGCTGATCAGCGTCCACGGCTGGGCGTGCGGCCAGGCCACGCCGTCATCGACATCGAACATCCACAGATGCCAACCGACGCCGATGGTGTATCCGCAATCGTTGGTGACTCGCGCCCGTGCGCTGACCTCGAAGATTTCGCCCGGAACGGTGGGGTCCATCACCAGGCGCATCAGCATGACCGGCGTGTTGGTGGACAGATCCACCGGGATCGAGGACGCCACAACCTCATCGGTCGACGTCATCGAAACCAGCGTCCGATTGCCGGTGCTAAGAATCACGGGGAATCTCCTGTTATGCGGTCTGGTAGGTGAGGGACATCGTGAGTACGTGGCCGCTGGCCAGGGCGGCGGGAGTGTCGTTTTTCATGTTCGCGCCGGTGGTCGCGGTGCCGCTCGCCGGGAACGTTGCGTTTATGAGCGCGGAGTTGGCGCCGAGGGTGACCTGTCCGATCCACACCGAACCGGCGGTAAGCCGCGCTACGCCGAGGTATCCGACGCCGGCGTTAGCCGAGGTGAACGGCAGGCTGAATAGGTAGGTGCCGCTACCAACGTTGGTCGAACTTCCAACGGTCAAGGTGATCGACACATGCACCGTTTTGCCGATCCGCATATACCGACCGATCAGGGTCCCGTTGCCAAGCGCCGGATTCGTTGTCGACGCCGTCCATGCGGGGGTGTAGGACGGCCAGGCCGCAGTGATGTCGGTTCCGCTGATCCCCACGCCAGCCGGGTAGCTGTTGCCGTACGGGTCGACGCCGGCCACCGATGCGATGGAACACGCCAACGCCCGGCCGGTCGAGTAGCTGACACGGACCTGGCCGCGCGCACCGTTCCCGCCCTTGCCTGCGCTCGACCCGCCGCCGCCACCGCCGCCGCCACCGCCCCAGACGTTGCCGCCCTGGCCGATGGTGTTCGAGCTGCCGCCGTCGCCGCCGGACCCGGACGAGTTGGTCACGCCGGCGCCGCCGGCGCCACCGGATGAAGACGAAACCGAGTTGCCGTTGTTGCCGTTCGTGGCGAGGCCGGCCGAAGCGCCACCGCCGCCGCCGCCCGAGCCGGTGGCGGACCCGCCGTTGCCACCGGAGAACTTGACGTCGCCGGTCGAGGTGGCCGCCGCGCCGCCGGTGCCGATGTGGGCCGAAGTCGCGGCGACGCCGCCCTTCGCCACGCACGCGGTGGCGTTGAACGATGTCGACCCGCCGTTGGCGCCCAGGTTGTTGGCCGCCCCACCGGACCCGCCGCCGCCGACTACGTACGGCAGGACGGCGCCCGGTGTGACCGCGAGGGCGTTCACCTTCGCGTAGGCGCCGCCGCCGCCGCCGTACCCGCCCGAGTTGGACCCGCCGGCGAGACTGCCGCCGGCGGCGCCACCGCCACCGCCCCAACACTCGACGGTCAGCGCGGTGACGCCGGCGGGAACGGTGAAGCTCCCCGAGCTGGTGAAGTTGAGCGTGCTCGACGTCGAGACGTACACCAGCAGCGTGCCGCCATTGGCGTCGAAGGTGACGTCCGCGTTCTCGATCGTGCCGCCCCGAAAGTCAGAGTTGACGACCTGCGAGCCACCGACCGAGCCGGCCGAGATGGCGCCCGCCGTGATGGTCGAGGCGTTGATGATGGCGCCGTCGATCTCGCCAGCAAAGACATTCAGGCCCTGCGTGTAGGTATTGCCGAAGGCGTCGGCGCCCGAGTCCGAGGAGATCGACACGATCAGGTTCCCCGCGGCCGGCGGCCCGTCGTAGATGTAGACGCCGCCCGTCGAGCTGTCCGTGATGATGGTCGCGCCGGTGATGATCTTGCCGTCGATCGCGTCGGCCGAGAGCGTCTCGGCGGTCAGGCCACCGGCGGCGACCTGCGCGGCGGTCAGGGTGTTGGCGGCCACCTGCGAGGCGGTCACGGCGCCCGCCTGGATCGCGTCGGTACCGACCGGCAGGGCCGCCCAGGCCGCACCGTCGTAGCGCTTCAGGACGTTGCCCGAGCTGGTGTCGATCCACAGGTCACCCTCGATCGGGCCCGTGGGCTCAGTGGGCGAGGTGGTGGTGGTGACGCCGGACAGGTCCCGCGCGGTGAAGGTCACCTTCGAGGGCCCGATGGTGTTGTCCCGGACCACCTCGCCGTTAAGGTCGCCCACCTCGGCGCCGAGGCCGGCCGGGACGGTGTTTCCGTCGTCGTCGGTGTCGTCGGCCGAGGACAGAGAGGCGATCACGGCGCCGGTGTCGCCGTCCAGGACGGTCAGCTTCCCGAAGGACACGGACGTGTTCCCCGCGCGGGTGGCGGTCTCCAGGGCGGCCACACGCTTGGCCAGCTCGGCGATGTGGCGGAACAGCGACCGCTCATCCTTGGGCATGTTCTGGGCCATTAGGCGGCGTCTCCTGGTGTGCGTGGCGCCTCGACGGCGATCACGGTTTTCTCGGGCGGTCCGGGTGCCGTCGTGATCTCGATGGCCCGCATGAACGTCTCGAAGGGCTTCAGGTCCGACCCGGCGAAGCGGGCCGGGTCGCTGATCCGGACCTTGACGTAATCGCCGGGCGAGACGTCGGGGCGGCCCTCGACGGTCAGCGTGGGAACGATGACGTCACCGGTCAGGGCTTTGGCGTCGGCGGTCGCATGGGCGGCCAGCGTGGCCTTCACCGACACGGACTTGTAGGAGGTGGTCCGCTCCAGCAGCGGGTAGCCGCCGAGCAGCTCGGCGGCCACGTACGACTCGCCCCACACCATCGCCTTCTCTTCGCCGGCGCCGATCGCGGCGACGTAGTTCGGCGAGGTGGTCCCGTCCTCGGGCCACTCGTAGTCGACCACCGCGCCGGGGTACTCCAGGACCACGGCGTCGTCGTTGGGCGGGTGGCCGAGGTAGGGATAGCCGAGCCGCAACGCGCGGTGAAGGCTTCGGTTCGCGTCCAGAAACGAGTCGATCCGCCACTCGAAACCGCCGTCCACGTTGGCGAGGTTGTCGAGCAGCTCGCCATACGCGGCGAAGTCGTACCCGTGGTACGCGCCGGCCGCGGTCTTCGTGTCCTTACGGTCGCGCTTGACGCCGGACATCTGCGTGGCGTTCATCTCGATGCCCAGGTCACCGACCGGCAGGCCGTTGTAGGTGACCGCCTGGCAGTCGGCCAGGATCGCGCGGAAGATGGCGAGCTGGTCCACCTGGTCGAAGGACAGGGTCTTCGTGTGGCCGACGCCGAGGGTGGGCCGAAGTAGGCGGTGGTCGAGGTAGGACCGAAGCTCGCTCGCGCTGATGTTCAGGCGGCCCTCGGTGGGCTTGTACGGCGGGCGCTGCCAGATCAGGTACTCGCCCACGACCGACTCGTCACGGAGGATCACGACGGTCGTACGGCGCGGCCTGGTCTTGTCCCACGGCTCGAAGGCCCAGATCTTCGGGTCCCGGACGTTGAGTGTCGGCGACGTCGAGCCAGCTTCGACCAGCGACCGCGAGTAGTCCGGGACGTTGAACGGCAGATGTTCGGTCAACACGCTGCGCGTCAGCAGGTCATAGAGCGCGAAGCGGTACGCGGGCTCGGCCACGTCACGCAACCGGGGTGACGTCAAGCTGGCCGCTGCTGATGGTCGCCGTGCTGCCGCTGCCCGAGGAGATGCGCCATTGCGGCGTCACGGTGACCGTTCCGCCAGGCGTCAGGCCGGTGGCGGTGAACTGGCGCGACATCGACATGTTGTCCGTGCCGCTGGCCAGGACACACTTCGAGTCGAGCGGGTCGGCGCTGATGGTGTTGGCGCCCGAGATGCGGAACGCCACGCGGATAGTCGACGTGCCGCTGGCCGAGTTGGACAGGTTTCCGACGCCGACCACCACGCGCAGCATTCCCGAGGACGGGACTTTCAGCGTGGCCGCCGGCCACTGGGCCGAGGTGAAGTCGACCCACTGGTTATCGGTGCCGAAGCTCGGCTTCGTCACGAAGTTGGTGATCACCGGTCGAGGCGAGATCGTCGCCGAGGGCGCCACGAAGGTGACGTCCTGGGGGCGAACCTTGCCGTTCACCTCGGCGTTCGCCTGGACGAAGACGTTGCCGATCCGTAGCGTCCGGGCGGCGAGCTGGTCGGACGGCGGCAGCGCTGGCGCCACCGGCGAGGCGAGCGGCGTACCGGGCAGGACACGGAAGCGTCGGAGCAGGGTCGCAGGGTCGCCGGTGTCGAGGACCTCAGCGATGACCGAGTCCAGGCGCGGCAGTGTCGCCGAGCTGGCGCCGATGTCCAGAGTGACGTCTGCGGGCAGCGACAGAGGGACCAGGCCGCCGCCGCCGTCGTCCACCACACACACCCCGGCCGGCAGCTTCACCACCATGTCGGGCGTTGCAAGCGCCTGGACGTTCAGGCCGCGGACCACGCCGGCCGCGGGGAACACCGCGCCGGACAGCTCGCGCCGAAGGTCGGCGGCGGCGATGTCCTCGCCGTCGAGCAGCGTCGGGCTTGCGTCAACGATGCTGGCCACGTGGGCGTCTCCTTAGATCCATGCGCTACGCCAGGTCATGGTCAGCAGCGGAGTCAGGTCGGCGACCGTGCGGGCGCCGAGCATCTGAAGGCGGTTCGGGCCACGCGGCAGCAGGAAGCGCGCGACGACGGTCGAGCCTGGCGAGGGCGCCCGGTAGGCAGTGCCGTTGATGGCCGCCGTGCCCACGGCGGTATCGATGACCAGCTCATCGCCGGTGAGCAGCTCGAAGGGGTAGACCAGCGCCTGGCCCGTGGTCAGGTTCGCCACGCCAAGGTTGCGGCCAGGCCCGGCGATCCTGATCAACGGCGGCGTCTCGTACTCGCCGGCGTTGTCCGCGGTGAAGAACTCGCCGCCGACGTCGCGGGCCGGCAGGACCAGCGGCAGCGACGTGGGCAGCAGGACGCCGCCGCCGACCTCGCCGAGCGTCGCCTGGACGGTCTGAAGGTCGACCTGATACTTCCGAGGGTCCGTCGCCAGCAGGGCCACGCTGTACTCGGCCACGACGTCGGTCAGCTTGTTGGTCATCAGGCGACCGGACCGCCGCGCGCTGATCTGCTTCGGCGTCGACTCCTGGACCGTGAGCGTCACCATGCGGCCCCGAATCGGGACCGCGCCGGCGAGTCGGTCCATGGCGGCGTCGAGCGCGGCGGCGTCCGGTGCCTTCATGTGGCCGTCGATCGTGACGATCCGGCCGCCGGCGTAATTCAGCGCGTCCCACATGCCATCGCTGCCGGTCCGGTTCTCGGCGGTTTCGGCGACGTCCGGCGAGTCCCAACCGGGCAGGCCGGTGTATCGCCACTCGACGCCGAGGTCATCGGTGGCGCCGAACGGGATCACGGCGCCACTGCCGGTCGCGTCGTCCAGGACCGCGAGCTGGTCCGTAAACGTGCTGGTCACGTCATCCCCTCAGCATCCAAGCCATTTCGCGGGCCGACTCTCGGGCCACGACGTGCGGGTCCTGGGCCTGGAAGTAGTTGGTCTGACTGATCTGCGAGGGCCTCGACCCACCAGACGCGCCCGACAGAGTCGAGGCCACCGCGACCGGCGACCGCCCCCGGCCGTAGTTGATGAGATCGAGCAGCGGCCGAAACTCCGCCGTCCGATCGGCCCGGACCACGTACTCGCCGTTAGACACGGCGGTCAGGATCGAGTCGGACGTCCCGGTGCCAGGGCCGACGACAAGGCCGCTCGGGCCGCCGCCGGCGAGGCGCTGCACTGGGCCGCCGGCGGCCCTGTGGACGATGCCCCCCTTGGCTTTCACATTGAAATTCGACCGCTTATTGACGTACGCCTGGACCGCCGAAAGATGCATCTGGGCGTAAATGTCAATGTGTCGAGTCCCGACCGAAGACGGCAGGCTATGGACCGCCGACCAGAACGGCGCGGTGTTGCCCGTGATCTTTCCGGTCTTCGTGTTGATCTTCAAGTGGTTGGCCGCCAACCACTTGTTGTAGTAGTCGGCGTTATCGCCTCTGAATTTGCCGGTCTTCGGGTCGATCTTCAAGCCCTTGGCCGTCAACCACTTGTTGAAGTAGTCGCTGTTATTGCCCTTCAGCAGGCCCGTCTTTGGGTCGAGCTTTAGGCCCTGGGCCTTGTGAAGCTTCACCATGAAGTCGGCGTCATTCATCGACAACTTGATGGGCGGCGGTGGCTTGATACCGAGCAGCTTGTTAGCCAGGTCGTTAGCCGCGCTGGCCGAATAGTGCATCTTCTCGGCCATCGAAACAATGCGCTGGCGGGCCTGCTCCAGGAACGGCGCCGGGTCCTTACCGGACGCCTTCATCGCCTCGGCGGCGGCCTGGGCGCTGATCGCGAGTTTGTCCAAGGCCGCCTCATTCTCGGCGCCCTTCTGCGTGGCGAAACCGTGCGCGTGGCCGTTGTCCTTCAGCGCCTGATTCATCGCCGTAATGGCCTGGCGGTATCCCACCAACGCCTCGCGCTCGGAAAGCGTCTTACCGGTCAGGGCGTCGAGTGCGGCCTTGAGCTGGTCGGCACTGAGGGCCGCGGCCTGCTCGGCGGTCATGAGCTGGCCCGCCTTCGCGCCCGCAACGGTGGCGCCCTGGGCGAAGGTCTCGAAGCTGCCGCCGCCGATCTTCAGGCTGTGATCGGTCTTGACCAGGCCGAAGGTCAGCTTCGAGAGGCCGGTGTGGAGCGCATCGACGGACATCCCGCCCTTGGCCATAATCCCGAAGACTGGGGACAGGTACGGGCCTGCCTTCACCGCCCAGTCGAGCAGATGGGCGGCCACCGGCAGCATCCCGGCGATGGCCGAAGTGACGTTCGCGAATTCGTCGGCGTTCTCGCCGGCGGACTTCGAGACGATGTCGATCGCGTGGCCGAGGCTGCGCGAGATCTCGGGCAGCTTCCCGCCCAGGGCCTCGATCAGCTTGTCCGCGGCGTCGGTGGCGTGGCCGAGGCTCGGCCCGAGCAGCGTCGCCGCGTACCCGGCCGAATGGACGAAGTTGGTCACGACGGGGGCGATCTTGGCGAAGTCGCGGCCGATCTCGGGCGCCAGCGCGTCGAAGGTCTTCGTTCCCTCTTGGGCGATGGCGAGCCATGTCTGTTTGAACGGCGCCGCTAGTTGCTTGGTCTCGCTCTTGACGTGCGACGTCATCTTGCCGAGGGCGGCCTGGACGTCGGCGTCGCTCTTGGTGGCCATCAGGCCGAGGCCGGCCAGGGCGCCGCCGATACCGCCGGCGATGGCCACCTCGGCGCCGAGCGCGGCGAACGGAATCGCGCTGATGACAGCCCCGACCATCAAGGCCGTTCCGACGCTGGTGTTACCGAGCGCGGCGAACGCCTTACTCCCGGTCGTTTCCATCTCATTAAAGGCGGCGCCGCCGGCGCTTCCCAGCTCGCCGAAGCGGGCTTTGACGTCCTTCAGCAGGCGGTTATGTTCCCTGGCCATACCGTTGGACTTCAGCCAGCCCAGATGTTCCTTCGCCGCCGCCAGCTCGGCCTCGCGGGCGGCCTTCTTCGCGTCCTCGGCGTTCTTCCGCTCGGCGTCGGCGGCCTTCCTCGCCGCCTCGGCCTGGAATAGCTGCGCCTCGGCCGCCTTGATCGCCGCGCGCTCGACCGCTTCGTCTGCTCGCGCGGCGAGCTTGTCGGCGCGTTCTTTGTCGAAGGAACCCTTCGCCGCGGCCTCGGCCGCCGCGGCGGCCCGCACCTGGGCGCGCTCGGCCTGCTCGGCGGCGCGGGCCACTTCCAGGCCCATCTTCCGGGCCGACAGAGCGGCCTTGTCCTCGGCCTTCGCATACTCGCGTACGGCGAGGGCCGAGGCGGCGGCCACCTTTTCCTCGGCGGCCTGCTGGCGCTCCAGCTTCGCCAGCTCGCGGTCGAGGACGCGGGCTTCCGCGGTCGACTTCGCCAGCGCGGCGTCAAGGCCGGCGTCGTCGCCATCGATCGACACCTTCAGATCACGGTTCGGCATGTTGGGCGCTCCCCCGTTTCTGAAGTACGACCTGGACGCCGGGCTGGCGCTGCTCGTCGGTCAGGCGCTTGTCGCGCTGGTCCTTCGCCTGGCACCCACGGCACACCTCGACGTGGGCGAGGTAGGCGCGGCGGTGGCCGCCCTGTTTCGGGTCCCACTCATCCGGCCGCGTGCCGCACTGCTGGCACGTCTGCGCGGCCCGGACATGCGCCCAGATGGCCTTATCTCGGTCGTCCTGCGACCAGGCCAGGAACGCACTGTGGGCGATCTTGTAGTCGCGGCAGACCTCCAGCTCGATGGCGAGCTGGGGATCTGCCTTCAGACGGAAGGGACGGCGCCCGAGGGCCAGCGGGCATTGACGCTGATCGCCACCAGGAACATGGATTCGCGCTCGCCGGCCGAGAGGTTCTCTGTGGCGAAGGAGTCCCAGTCCTCGGCGGACATGTCGCCGCTGGTGTCGACGCACGCGAGGAAGCAGGCCCGCGGGAACGTCGCGCCGTCCCACTTCTCGTCGCGGCCCTCGCGCGGCGGGTGTGCGGCCACCAGGTCCTCGAAGGCCGCCGGCAGTAGCGCGGTCAGCGGTACGGGCTCGTAACACGCCTCGACCGCCGTACGGGCCGCCGCCAGGCGGGCCTCGGCGTCGGCGACCGCCTGGGCGGCGCCGTCGTCGTCGCGGAACCCTGCGCGGTCCAGTGCTTCCTTCGCTGCGTTCAGCTCGGCGACCGCGTCCGTGTCGTCATCGACCGCGAGCTGGTAGTCCACGGTCGGGCGCTTGCGGGCCAGCAGGCGTTCCCGCCGGCCCGCGCCCTTCGTCTTCGTCTTGGCGGTGGTCATGATCAGCCCCCGGCAGCGGCCGGGATGGCCACGTCTTCGGCCGGCTCGCTCGTGATGGCGAACATCACGGTGATGTCGGCGTCCGCGTTGTCCGGGATGCTCTTACCGGCCGAGGTGACCTCGACGGGGAAGACATCCATGGTCTGGGCGGCGACGTCGCCGCCCCACATGATCAGTACGTAACCCTTGGTGCCGCGCGGCAGAATCTCGCGGATGTCGTGCGTGTCCAGGGACTGGTAGAAGACCAGGCTGGAGTCCGCGACGCTGGTCCGGCCGGGCGTCTGCGAGGTGAAGCGCGAGCCGTAGTCGGGCGCGTCGATCATGTTGCTGGAGACGTTGAAGCCGTTCACGGCGCTGACTTCGTTCATCAGCTCCTTGCCGGCGTCGATCTGGGCGCGCGTCGGCGCGGCCTTGTCGAAGGTCGCGGGCGTAACCGGTTCCGGGATGAAAACGATCTTCGTGATCTCCGGGGCGAAGAACCGATCCGCCTTGTCGATGACGGGTGCGGTCATCACTCACCTTCCTTGTGGGCGCGCCGACGGCTCGCCGGCGCGGTCTGGTCCGGCGCCGGGTCGGCCGGTGGGTCCTGGTCGGCCTGGTCGGCCTGCTCGGCCTTCGGCGTCTCGTCGGCTGGAGTCCAGCCGGACGCCTCCCAGTGCGGGACCGCCGACGGCGGGACCTGGGCCTCGCCGGCGGACGGGTGGACGATCTTGACGGTCTTCACGGGCATCTCCTCGGGTTAGAAACCGGTCTCGGCGGCGGCCTGGTCGAGGGCCTCGCCGAGCGCCTCGACCACGCGGCCGGCGCCTTCCTGTACCGAGCGGTAAAAGAAGGGGCGGGCCGCGTGCGGATACCAGTGCTCGCGGTCGCCGAACAGGGGCGCGCGGAACGGGTCGCCGCTGATGCCCTCGTAAGGGCGGGCATGTGGGGCGCGGGCGGCGTTGGTGCGGAACCGGACGCCGATCGCGGTACTGGACGCGGTCATCGAGATGGCCGAGGGGATGCGCGACGACCAGGACGCGTGAGAGCGCATCAACTCCAGGACGCCGCGGCCGGCGGTCAACATGTGCGGCCGGGCGGCCTTGCGGAACGCCGGCGGCAGCTCGCCCAGGTCGCCGATCAGCGCCTGAAGCTGTGAGCGGTCGACGCTCATCTGGTGTTGGCGTCCACGTGGAAGGTGACGAGCAGCGTCGCGGCGGCGCCGTCGGTGGTCTGCTCAGGCACGTACGTTTCGGCGCTGATACGGCAGCGCTTGACCAGGCCGCCGAGGCGCGGGTTGGCGGCCAGCGCGGCGCCGAGCGCGTCGAGCAGCGCCAGGGCGCCGTCGCGGGCGGCCTTCAGGTTGTTCTCGCCGCCGAGCCAGCAGCACAGCAGGCACGCGACGTCGTATGACTCGGTATCCGGGCTGGTGGCGTACTGCTGCCGGGACCTGGTCGACGTCACGCCGGGCTGGTCCGGGCCGCCCCAACCGACCATGATCAGCTCGCCGGCCATCAGCTCGGTTGGTGGCCCGTCGAACACCTGGACCTCGGGCAGCGCCGTACGCGCGAGGGCCACCAGGGCGTCGAGGACAGGCCCAATGGTCGAGACGGTGGCCGCCATCAGCCCACCAACAGGTCGTCGGTCGGGTTGGCGCCGAGGCCGAGCAGCTCGCGGACACGGATCGGCAGGGCGTACGCGGCGCCCGGCATGGTGACCTGGTCGCCGCCGAACCCCGCCGGCAGGCGTTGACTGGCGTTGTTGAGCTTCGACGCCTTCCACAAGTGCCCCGCCAGCTCCAGCGCGGCGAGGCGGACGTTGGCGGGTACCGGGGCGCGGCCGGCGAGGTACGTCACGCGGACGCGCCGGGACACGGCGCCGGTGACGAGCAGGACGCCGCCGGCCGCGAGGGTCCAGCCGTGGGCGTTGGTGAGAGGGTCGGCGGCCGGGACTACTTCACCGCCAGGAAGCGCCTCGACCGCCGACACCTCCGCGACGGGCCAGTCCGGGAGAACTGCCCCGTCACGTCCTGGGCGCCGCCGGCGAAGCGTGACGTCGGCGGTCGCGGCCACCGGCGACACCTGGCCGACGCGGTCCACAATCGCCGCGCACGCTGCCGCCACGAAACCGGCCAGTTCGGCGTCATCGGCGCCGGCGGTCTTGCTCATGTGCGTCTTCAGCTCGGCAACCGTGATCCACGGGTCAGGCGTCGCAGTGATCACTTGTCGGCGGCCTTCGCGCGGACCTTGTTCGCCGGGGCGGGCTTCGCCTTCGCCTCGGGCTCGGGCTCGGCGTCGGCCTTCGTCTTCGGCAGCTTGTCGACGTCGCCCTTGGCGATCTGGTCGCCAGGCGCATAGGCGAGGGCGACGGCGTCCGGGTCGCCGTCGAGGACCAGGCCGCCGTCCTCCGTACGCCAAAGGCGTTCGGTTGCCGTGGTCATACCTGCACACCAACCTTCGTCCACACGGTGGCCGCGAGGGTCCCGGTGTTGATGTAGAGGACGCCGTTGGTCGAGTCGATGACCAGGTCACCCTTCGCGGCCTGGCCGTTGAAATCGTTGTTGGCGGGCGCGCCCGCCTTGCTGAAGGGGCGCTTGCTGGCGCCCTCGATGACTGCCACGCGGCTGCCTTCCTGTTGGAAGCCGAAGGGCGCCCTGCCACGGGGAAGGCAGGGCGCCCTTCGGCGCTCGGGTTGGGACGGGGTCAGATGCCGGTGACGGAGCAGATCGCGGCCGGCCGGTAGACCACCAGCGCCACGCGAGTGTCAGCCCTCACCGCTTGCTTCCCCTCTGTGAAGAACGTGCTGTGGGAGTTGCTGACCTGGACGTCGATACCGCGCCGGGTGTCCAGCTCTGTGAAGGTCGTGTCGAGCACCAGGCCGGTGTTCTGCGTGAGCGCGTCGGACTGGGCGATCGGCAGGCCCCACATGCGCGCCGGGCCGGCGTCGGACGGGCTACCCCAGATGTAGATGCCGTCCGCGGTCCGCAGCAGGCGGACGTCCTGCCAGTCGAGCGGGTTCATCACGATGGCGTTCGGCATGGCCCGGCCGGTGACCTGGACCTGGACCATCGCCTTGTAGAAGGCGTCCGGCGTCGGGTCGGTGCCCTTCGCCATGGTCTGGATTCCCACGGTGTTCAGGAATCCGCGCAGGTTCGGCGCGGTGCCGTCGCCGACCAGGATCTGGGCGTCGAGGCGCTGCCGAAGCATGAACGGCAACCTGTTGTTGATGTAGCCGCGGGCCTGGGGGACGTCTTCGAGCTGCTCGTCCGTGACCGGCAGGAAGGTGGCGATCTTCCGGACCGGGCTCGACTTCTCGGTCAGGCCCAGCGCCGACTCGACGTAGGGCGAACCCTCCGCAGTCTCGGCCGCGTTGTTGGTGAACGTGGTCTCTTCCATGTAGACCACGGCGGCCTGACTGGTCGTATTGCCGGGGACCAGGTCGATGACCTGGATCGGCCGTACGGCCATGTCGACCAGGTGGCCGGTCCGCGTGGTCTCGGGCGTCCAGCCGGCCGCCGTGGTCATCAGCGCCTTGACGTCGATGTCCAGGGACGCCTCGGGCCCGATCGACCCGCGCTTGCCCTTGAACGCCACGGACTCGGTGAACAGGTCGCCGAGCGACTTCACCTCGACGCCGCGACCATCGGCCGGCCGGCCGTCGCCGGGCTCGCCGCCGCGGGCCTTCGCCTCGGCGTCGGACTCGGCGCCACGGACGCCCTCGGCCGCCTTCGCGACCTGCTCCAGGCCCTCGACCTTCTGGGCCAGGTCGTCCACCTCGGCGTTCTTCGTACGGATCCACTCGACCACCGCGGCCGAGTCGCCGTCGACCGACTTCACCTTGGACATGTCCAGGGTGTCGCCCGCCTCGGCGAACACGTCGCGCAGCGACTTACGAGCGGCGTCGAGGCGCCCGCGGGCCTCGGTCAGTGCGGGGAATTCCATCGCTGTGTTTCTCCTTGTCAGGCGATGTCACGAGCGACCGCGCGCAACCATTCGCGCGTGATGTCGTCCGTTTCGGGGGTGGTGGGCTCGGGCGCCTCGCCGAGGACGTCGCGCAGACGCTTCAGCTCTGCCTCGATCCGCTCGACCAGCTCGGCCGAGTCGGGAGACAGGCCCTTGCCCTTTTCGCGCCGCATCGCCATGACGTCAGCGGCTCGGTCACCGAAGGCGGCGAGCGCGGCCAGGACCGCGGCGCCGTCGTCGGCGAAAGTCAGATTGCGGCCCTTGGCCGCGAGGGTCCGGGTATCGACGCCGGCGCCGATCAGGACCGGCGACACCTCGTGGACCTTCAGGCCGTCGAGGAAGCGGACCTTCTGGCCGTCGTGCTCGCCGTACGCCACCTCAGTGACGTCGTAGCCGTACGACCACTGGCCCAGCTCGCCCAGGTTCTTGACCGACTTGAACGTGTCGGCCCCATGGACGGTGTCGAGGAAGAACTGGCCTTCCAGCACTGCCTTCGTGTCGTCGGCCCGGATGATGCCCTTGCCGACCGGCAGGGCGCCGCCCCACGACGCGTGTCCGAAGGCCGAGATCACGACGGGGGCGCCGTCAGTGAAGGCGCCCTTCCTGGTGACGTCGCCATCGGAGTCGACCACGCCGAGGGTCGAGAACACCGCGGTGACCTCGCCACGGTCGGCGTCCTTGACCTCGACGCCGCATAGCGTCTTGGTGTCCATGGGGTTACTCGCTTCCTGCCGGCAGTGCGGGAGGGTCGGGGGGGTTGTCGGCAGGCTTCGGCGGTGCCGTGCCCGGTGGCTGGAGTTGGACCGAGAACAGGCCGGTGTGCTGAAGCAGACTCCAGTCCTGGGCGATCACGGCGGCCACCACCGAGTCGTCGGTGTAACCGGCGTCGACCAGGGTCCGGATCGATTGCGCCTCGACGCCCTGAATGTCGGCGGCGTCGCGCTTGTCCTCGCGCAGGAAGGCGATGTCTCGGTCGTCGTACCAAAGCTCTGCGCCGTTCTGGCGCGGCAGCAGCGTGGCCAGCGACCCGGCCGCGTTCCGCCAAAGCGGCCTCATGGTCCCGTCTGCCAGGCGCCGGCGGCTCGCCGAGTAGTTACCGGCGTTCAGGCTCGACCCTTGGAGGCCCTCGGAAAACCCGACGATCACGGACGGGACGCCGGCCGCCGCTGCCAGGCGGGACTCGCCGGCGCCCTGCGTGGCCTTGAAATCGAGTTGCTTCATGTCGGCGCCGAGCACCTCGGCGTTCGCGCCGCCGCCCAAATAGATGGTCTTGTACGCGTTGTCGACGCCCTTGTGTTGCTCCTCCATCAGCGCCATGAAGCGCTCGAAGGACTCGGGCTTAGTCGAGGCGTCAACCGATACGACAACCTGGGGCGATACGCCGTTCTCGAAGAACTTCCACTTGTGGAGCGTGGCCGCCGAGTCGCTGGAGATCTCGCGCAGCACGGGCGTAAGCCAGCTCATCCCGCGCCAGTTGGCGAGCGGGTCCGGGATCGGCGCGAAGTGGGCGACCTGGTCCGGCAGGAGAAGGATGTCGTCGTCGCCGACGTTGCCGCGCGGCGAGTAGATGTAACCGAGCAGCTCGGCGTCCAGGGCCGCGCCGAACAGCTCGGGCTCGGTCCTCGACCCGGACACGATCGTTACCCAGTCCGGCCGAAGGCGCCGGACGTGACCGTTGATCTTCGTGAAGTAGGCGTTGCCGGCCAGATCGGCGTCGGCGATCATGCGCGTGAGCAGGTCACCGGTGGTGCCGTTCTGCCACGGGGTTTCGAGCAGGGCCAGGTCCGGAGTGCCGAACAGGGCGCCCGGCCGGCCGTTGCGCATCTGCCGCCACTGGAAGCGCGCTTCGCTGAAAATGGCCTGGCGTACGAACATGAGGGCGGCGACCGCGCCGTTACGGCGAAGGATGCCTTCGACGTAGCCCTCAAAGTTGGTTTCGATCTCCTCGCGTTCGGACCCTGCCGTCGTAGTCGAGAATTGCGGCCAGCGCAGACGGTCCAGGTCCCACAAGGGCGGGTCTTCGTACCCGGACATGCCGGCGGACTTGCGGGCCACGGCGGCGCGCTGCGCGTTGACGCGCTCCAGCAGGCCCATCACTCGCCGTCCGGGGGCGCATTGGCGCTGCCGTACGCGGCGCGCCAACCGACCACGGCGGCGGCCCAGGTCCAGGCGAGCGCCGTCCAGGCCGCGCGGACGATCCACGCGGCGACGTAGCCGAGCAGGAACGGCAGCAGCGCCAGCAGCGTCAGCAGGGCCTTCAGCGGGTCGGCCTTCGCGGCCTGATCCCGGACGTCGTCGGCGACCGAGGACGCGCGCAGGACCAGCGTCGGCGTCGTCATCGGCCATCACCCGGCCGGTAAATGGCCATCTCCTCGACGCCGCCGACGATCAAGACTTCGACGTCCGGTAGGGCTTCCTGGACCGCAGCCCGGACCGCGTCCACGTCTTGCGGCCGGGCGCGCTCGGCTAGGCGGAGGACCAGCGTGTCGCCTGGCCGGACGATGGCCGTCGCCTCGATCGGGAGGGACTGCGCGTCACTCATCGAACGATCACCCATGGCACCACGTCGTCCTCCTCTTCCTCGTAGGTCACGAAGCCCCAGCGGGCCAGCGACGCACCCATCAGCGGGGAATGCGCCGACCATCGCCAGGCGTCGGCGAGTGGCTTCTTTTCCGCGGCGGCCACGGCGGCGTCGAGCGCGGGATGTGGGACATAGCGGATGGTCGGGTCGTCGCCGTCAGCGGCGCCGGTGGCCACCACCAGCGACCCGCACGAAGCGGCCACGTCACGCGCGGACGGTTTCGTTATCTCGATACCGGCCGCTTCCAGGTCGGCGATCAGCGCGCCCGTCCGCGACCCGGCGTCGACCACCGTCGCGAGCGGGTCCCACCGCTCGCGCAGCGTCGCCATGCGGGCGACCACCCATCCGGACCCGCGGCGGTACTCGATCACCTCGATGTGGCCGACGCCGTCCGGCCTCAAGCCGTACGCGACGATCGCGGTGTATGCGCCGTCCGACGTGACGTCGATGGCGAAGGCCACGCGGCCCTCGGCCGAGCTGCCTTCGTCGGCGAGGCCGCGCCACGTCTTTTCGCTGATGATCGACCACTGGGCGTTCTTGTCGACGGGCCAGTTACCGACCGAGAGGCGCTCTCGGGCGAACCCGGCGGCGCCCATCGACGTCTGCTCGCCGGCGATGAAGTCCTGGGCGATCCGGCGGCCCATCGCGGGATTCGTCTTCACCCACACGCGCGGGTCTGCAGGGTCGTCGTGCTCGCGGCAGTCCTTCGGACACTCGTCGTTGCACAGCTCGGCGGACCACTCCAGCCAGACCAGCCGAGCGGCGTCGCCCTTCAGCGCACGGCGCCGCACGCGCGCCATGTGCTCGGCCGGGGCGATGTCCTTATCCGGCGCCGATAGGCCGTACAGAAGTTGCGGATTCGGGACCGCCGACATCGTGGGCATCAGCGCATCGACGGCGGCGTCCGGCAGGTTCTGGGCCTCATCGAGGATGTTGCAATCGCCGGTGAAGCCTCGGCCGCTCGACTTCGAGCGCGCCATGAACCGCAGACGCTGGCCCGCCGGCGTCCGCTTCGTGGGCAGCAGCTCGATGCCCTCTTCGCCCTTGGACCGAGTGACCGCCTTGACGCGCTTGCGCATCGAGGGCGTCCCGGCGATCAGCTCCTCGATCCGGCGGAACATCTCGGCGGCGGTCTTGAATTCGTGGGCCGAGTACATGATCAGGCGCTCGCGCAGGATGAACAGGCCGGCGAGGACGCGGGCCTCGAAAAACCCGCCCTTGCCGTTCTGCCTCGCGACCAGTAGCGCCACCTCGAAGGCGGCCCACCGACCGGTCGGACCCTCGCCGAGGGCGTCGTGTAGGGCGTCCTGCTGCCACGGGTCCAGGTCGAGGCCGGCGACGCGGGCCAGGCGGACCGCCTCGGGTCCGGACGTCGACACGTACGGCGGGACGTAACGATGCGTCGGGACCTGACTGCCCAGCAGCAGCTCAGACACTGCGAAGCCGCCGGTCGTCGTGCTCGCCCAGGATGCCGTCGATCTCGTCGGCCTCGGGCTCGACCACGTCCGCGGCCAGCTCGACCAGCTTCAGCAGCGTCTCGCGCAACTGCGCGTAGTTCTGCGCGGCCGGGGTGTCGGCCATGCCGTCGTCCAGGCGGCGAGCGATGTCCAGCGCCAGCGCGGCCAGCGACGTGTCTGCGACGTCCGGGCCCCAGCGCTTCAGGTCGGCGGCCACCGCGCTTTCGAGACTCACGACGCCGCCGGCGCCACAGGCTTACGCCTCGCCTTCGGCCCGTTCAGCGCGCGCTCGCGCTGCTTCGGATCGGCAGTGCGCCACTCGGCGACCCGGCAGTAATCCGCGGACATGTCCACGCTCACGCCATGCCGGCCGAGCACATCGGCGACCAGCGCCACCGTGCCAGTCCCACCGAATGGGTCGAGGACAACCGCGGGGCGGGTCGGCGCGGACGTGTCAGGGCACGCGCAGGCGTATCCGGTGATGAGCGCGCCGACGCCTCGGTCAAAGGTGCGCTTCCCACCCCACTGGTTATCGGTGCACGTGGTCTCAGACCAAGACTCAGCCGAATCGGCTGCCGGTCGTTTGCGCCCATCGAGTTGCAGACCCGTGACGCGCTCGCTCACCGGCCGCCGCCCCTCGCCGCACGCCGTGCAAATCCCGGACGGCGACCAGCCCGAGACGATGCGCCGCGGCCACTCCATCGGGAACGCCGCGAAATGATCCACCGCCAGCTCAGGCGGGACACGCAACGGCTGCGTGGCGATCTGCCAGACACTGCCAGGCAGCTTGCCGAGCGGATTCGGTGCCATGCCGCTGTTGGGCGTGGCCCCGGTAGCTAGATGGGTCCCACGTGTGCCGATGCCAGGCGTCCACGTAACGCCCGATGCTTTGCGTTGCTCCCACGTCTTGCCCTTGCGATCGGTAACCTCACGGATCTCGTCAACCGCGGCGAAATACCGCGGCGACTTCACCAGGTGAAACCACGTCTCATGCGAACGCCGCACGCGGTCCTTCACCGACTCGGGCAAGCCGTTCGGCTTGGACCAGATCACCTCGGCGCGCAGGATCAGGCCGAGGTCATCGACGCAACCGAGCGCATACCGCCACGGCAAGCCAGTCAGCGACTTCTGCCGAACGCCTCCGTACTGCTTCCGTTCAACGCGACGGTTGGCCTGGTCTCGCTGGGCACGCGTATCGTCTGCCGCATTCAGGCTGCTGGCGCCGCCGAGGTTATTAGGGTGATCCGCGGTGGCGTACTTGTCGCCGAGGTTGACCCACAGCGACCCCTCGGGCTTCAGCACCCGCACCCATTCGCGCGTGCAGTCCAGCAGCGCGGCCACGTACTCGGCCGGCGTCTGCTCGGCGCCGATCTGCCCGCCGTAGTGCTCGCCACCGTCCTGATACGAGCGCAGGCCGAAGTACGGCGGCGACGTCACGATCAGGTCGACGGACTCATCCGGGAACGGGAGGTTACGTGCGTCGCCGCGCAGGACCACAGCGGCCACCGCCACCACCCGCTCTCTATTCAGTTGGGGGCGCGAGGCGCCGCCGGCGTCAGCTATGACCGGCGACGCCCCGCACGTCGAAGGGGGCGAAATGCCCGGATTTTGTAACTCACGAGATTGTTCGTTCCCGCAAGTTACCGGCGCGTAGGGCGCCTCATCTGAGGGCCGATTATGAAAGCGGCCCAGGTCAGCGCGGGCGCTTAGGTTCTAAGCGCCGGCCGCGCGGCGTCGATGATGGCGGCCACGCGGCGTCGCATCTCGGCCGCCGACGGCGGCCCGGGCCGAAGCTCGATCGCGCCGTGGCGGTAGTCGATCAGGACCACCTCGCCGAAGCGCTCGACCAGCTCGACCGGCGAGAGGCCGAGCACCTCGGCGACATGCTCGGTGGCGTACGGGATCGGCACGATGACCCCCGTTTTTCGTGACGCTGCGTGGCTTGATTCCATGATCGGAAACTCTGGGGCGCCCGGAGAGAAAAGCGGGCGCTGGTGTGGCGGGTCCCCCGTTTCCGGGCCTTCCCGTCGAGGTGGGGCCCCCCTGCCCTGGTCGTCACGCGCTGTCATCGAAGCGATGAATGAACGTCGGTCGGGCAGGCGGCCAGGGCCGGGCAGGGGGCGGCAGGGCGGGCCAGCGGCAGGCGCCGAGGGCGCCGGCGTGGGCCACGGTGCGGTGCGGTGGGCGTGGTCACCAGTCGCGGCTGTGGATGATGGGCACAACGGGCGTGAGGCTTCCACCCTTGACCTGGTTGCAGTAGCGCTCGCACGTCGGGCACGGGTTGGGGCGGCGGTAGTCGCCCGAGCCGTGGGCTACGCGTAGGTACTCAGGATCGCGAGGGTCGAGGCCCTCGGCTTCGAGGACGTGAAGCGGTGGGTCGTGGTCGATGGTGCGGGCGCCGCCGTGGCCGCATAGCCAACAGACGTCGGTCGAGGCGAGGACGTCGAGGCGTACCCGTCGCCAGGGGCGCCCCGTCCTGCCTTTGCTGCGTGGCATCGGTGCGTCTCCCCTGGTCATGGCACGCGAAAGGCCCGCACACTCTCTTGGCGTGCGGGCCTCATCACGGGGTCGAGCAGGCTACGGGGACACCTCACCTGCTGTCATTGACCATTTCACCACACGTTGAGTTACTTCGACAACTTGGACACGCTGCCGCGGGTTAGGTTCTAAGGGCCCCAGGTCACGGGCCTGTTTCGCGTGCGTCGTCGTCGTCCTGGCCGCCGAGGTGGTGGGCCAGCGTCTGCTCGACCAGGGCCAGCGGGACCGCGTCGCCGGTCGGGCCCTCGATGCGTAGGCCGCATGAACACCGGGCCCATCCTCGGCCGGTGGGAAAGCGCGTCACCCAACCGCCGTGGGCGACGTCCTCGACCAGCTCGTGGTCGACGGTCCAGAAGTGGGCATCGGTCGGCAGCTCGGGCAGCAGCGCGGGCAGTGGCATCAGGGTTTCCTCTCGAAGCCCTGCCACGGTACGCCGTCGAGGACGTAGAGCCATGCGCCGTCGGCCTCGCGTACGACGTCGGTACGCCGGTAGGTCAGGACGGGAAGCGGGTCGTTATGCCACGTCACGCGCCCGTAGACGCGTACGCCCTCGTGCGGGTCGATCGGCTCGGGCATCTCGACGCGCTCGGGCAAGTCCTCGACGCGGTACTGGTGGCCGTCGTGCCGGCCGCCGCACAGCTCGACCAGCTCGCGCCGCATTCCCCAGGCGGTCACGCGACGTCCTCGGCGGCAGGGTCGGCCAGCGCGCCGGCGAGGGCCTCGACGTCGCGCAGGTCGTAGAGCGTGCGGCCCTTCGCGTCCTGGCCCTGCCGTGGCAGCAGCGTGGGCATACGCGACGCCATGATCCGTACGGCGTTGGGCGTGGTTTCGAGCAGGACCGCGACGGCGGCGGTGTCGATCAGGGTCATGATGCCTCCAGGTACAGGTAGTGCAGGCGCCCGCGCTTGCGCTCGACGGACACGATCAGGCCGGGCACGCCGAGCTTGATCCGGAGTGCGTCGCCGTACTCCAGGGCCCGCTTCCACACTTCGTCGTCGGTGCCCTCGACCGAGTCGAGGAACGTCCGACTGTCGGCGCCGCTCACTGGCCGCGCTCGTGGGCCTGGCGGTCGATGGCTTCGAGCAGGCGCCCAAGCTCGCGGGTCTGCCGGCCGTCGCGGGTCATGAACCACAGTCGCCGGCGGGCCCACTGCCGTACGCGCTGCCGCCGTGTCGGCGCCTCGACGCACTGGGCCCAGACCTTCGGGTCGATCCATAGGCGCGAGTCAGGGATCGAGATCTCGCCGCGGACCGGCCGGCGCCACTGGGCCCGGTAGCTCGGGACGTAGGCGGCGCGCTTCCCTGGCAAGTCGTCCAGCGGCCGGGCCTCGATGTGACACCACGCCGTAGGCGTGCCCTGGCCGACGGGCCCAAGGCGTAGTAGGTAGTTCTGCTGCCACTCGGGAAGGTCATCCCATCGGTACGTCATGCGCTCGCCTTCGGGTTGATGCGGTGCCGCTGTGCGGCCACCAGGCGGCCGAGGAAGGCATATTCGGACGGGCCCCAGGCGCCGCCACAGTGGCGGCAGTGGAGGCCGTCACCGCGCTGCCAGATGATCGCCTCGCGGTCGCCTCGGGCGTTGGGGTCGATGCGGCCTTCGTCGCCGTACTGCTGGAGCTGAACCAGTGGATCGTCGTGAAGCGGGCAGTGGATCGGCCGGCCGTTGCCTCGAAGCGGCCGGTCGGGTGTGGACAGGCCGATGGCGCGGCGCGTGAGGTGATGCCACCGGAACACGTCGATGGCGAGGACTCGGGCAGGGCTGCGAAGCTGCCGACCGACCAGGCGCCGGTAGAGGATGCCGATCGAGGCGAGGGTGTTGGGGATGTCGCCCTGGACGCCGGGCTCGCCGAGGGCTTCGCGTGCGGACAGGGCGGCCGGCCATGCCTGGTCGTGCAGGGCGTTGATGGCGGCCAGGACGTCGAGGTTGACGGGCAGGACGTGGACGTTCGCCGAGGTGGTGACGCGTTCGCCTTCGGCGGTGCCGGCGTCTCGCTCCAGTGCGGTGGCCAGGCGCGGGTAGATCTCCAGGATGTCGGCGAGGGCGTCGTCCACTCGGTCGCCGAGGCGGTGAAGGCTGTCGGGCACGGGTCCCTTCCAGGTTCTGGGGGTTTTGGGGATGTCCCAAGGGCGTATTTGTCTGCTCATCCCTACGGAGGCCCTCGACCGTCGCTGTCCGTGCCCGTATGCGTTCGGCCAGTAGTAGTTAGTCCTTCTGAAGGTCTATTTAGGGAGACATCCCCAACATCCCCAAAAGGTCGAAAGTCGGGATCGCCGCAGGTCATGGCCCGTAGGTTCTGGGGACATCTGGGGATGCCACGCGCGGCCGATATCCCCAACATGTCCCCAGAACGGGCGTTTCCGCAGGTCAGGCCGGGTATTGCGGTGACATCCCCAAAACCTCCCGAGCAGTGCGCCGGCGGGACGTGGCGGTGGCCTCGAAGCGCCATATCCGCAGGTAGCGGCCTCGCGAGGTTTTGGGGATGTCGCCTCGGCCGCCGGACGGGCCGAGGGTTTTGGGGATGTCCCCAGAACGCGCCGCCGGTCTCGGTCGTCCTGCGTGCCATGTCAGCGCCCCTCGATCGCGGCCGGGTGCGCGAGGAAGGTCCCGTCGCGCATCTTGCGCTTCCCATCGGCCATGACGCGCTCGACGGTCGTGATCCACCCGTATTCGGCGAGCGTTACCAGGGCCTCGCGGACGTCCTCGCTCGACGCGCACCAGGACTGCCCCCGCAAGCCCTGCCACGCGTCCCGGACGGTGAACTCGGCGCGGCCAGAGCGGCCGATCCACGCCAGCACCTTGGCGGCGGCGACGTTCTGTGCGGGCGCCCGCCACGCGCCGTAGACCTTCCGCGCGTGCTGCAACAGGACGTCGCCGATCTCCAGGGCGGCGCGCATCGTGTCGAAGGACACGGGCCGCTCGGGCGCCTGCCGCTTCGCCAGGTGGAGCAGGCCGGCGATGCGCAGAATCCGGCCGGCGTGCTTCCCCGCCCAGTCGGCCATGTAGGCCAGGTCTCCGGTGTCGGACGCCAACCGCGGTTCGAGGGCGGCCCGGTAGTCGCGGTGGGCCTGCAGGGCGTCGGCGTCCAGGACGATGATCCGCTGTTCGTCGTCGTCGCCCACGGCGGGCATCGCGGCGACGTACTGGAGCAGGTCGCGCCACTCCTCGGCCGCCGCCGCGGGCATGTCGGGCGCGTCCACGGTGCGGGCGCCTACCGTGTCGACGGGCACGGCGTAGCAGAAGCGGCCCATCAGACCGCGTTCCTTCAGCGCCGGCGTCTTCGTCGTCTCGGCGAGGACGTCGGGCTGGACCGAGAGCGAGAGCGTCACCGCCGGCCGGTCGACGCTGATCGGCTCGCGGCCCACACGGTCGGCCCGGTACGGCGACCCGTCGTAGGACTTCAGGACCAGGTCGAGCTGTGGGGTTCCCTGCGTGTAGCGGCCCGTCAGCGCCCCGAACACACCGCCCTCGGCGGTGACGACGCCGACGTGCCCCGAGTTGTTGCGCAGCGCCACGGCGAGGGCCTCGGGCGTGAAGTCGTCCAGCAGGAACCGCGGCGCGGGCCTGGGCGTCAACCGCTCGATCTCGGCCGAGATCGACTCGATCTCGGCCCATTGCTCGGCCAGCTCGCCGTCGGCCTGGCCCGCGTCTCGAAGCAGCTTTTCCTTCCTCTTCTCGGCGATGATCAGGCGGTCGGCGTCACCGGCGTGCTCGGCCTCATGGTCGAGGCGCGCGGAACGCTCCAGTGAGTACAGCGGGCGCGCGACCGCGTCCGTCACAGCGGACTTCCGCGACGCCGGCGGCAGCACAGTGATTGACCACAAGACGAGCGGCTCGACCCACCCGCCGCCGCCGGCGACCCACGCACGGTTAGCGGCGGCCACGGACAGGGCGCCCAGGGCGGTCATGGCGGCCAGCTCGACGGGCGTCTGTGTCTGCTCGGCGAGGGCCTCGACGTAGCGCCGGACACGGTTGGGCAGGGCCTCGACCGGGAACGCGTCGGCGTCCTCGGCTTCCTCGGTCAGTGGCTCGGGCTCGGCCCACGTGTGCGCCTGCTCGGCCTGCTGCTTCGTCTCGTACGTGCCGCGCAGGATGACGTCACGGGGCGCCGTGCGAGGGTTCAGCGTGCCCTTCGACATGCCCGAGCGGATGGTGGCTGTGATCTCGCGGTCTTCGAGGCCGGCGGCCTGGGCGGCGTTGGTCAGCTCGGCCACCACCTGGTGTTCGGTCAGCTCGCCGCCGGCGACAAGCTGGCCGAGGCTGAAGGCCGCACGGTTGAGGGCGTCGTTGCGGGTCCCGCTGGCCGCGCTGCGCACTGCGTCGGCTTCGCGCTTCAGCGCGGCGCCGGCGTAGCCGAGGCCGCGCGTGTTGCCGCCGCCGGCGGGCCGAGGCGTCGGGACGGGCCGAAGGTTCGGCTTCTGGTCGGTCTCACGGACCGAGTCGATCCACCCCATCAGGCCCGCCCGTTGGCGGCGCGCAGGCAGACGGGGCGAAGCGGCAGCGGGCCGAGAGGCTCGGTCCAGGCGTACCGGTTGCCGGTCGCCGAGATCGAGGGCGGCAGTGCCACGTACCCGCCCAGGCCGCGGTAGTCGACGCCGGGCCGAACCTTCGCGCCGTTCCCGTCGCCGGTCGGGCGGATGAACAGGTGGATGCCACGGCGGCCGGTCAGCGCGCGGCCGATGGTCGGCGGGATCTTCCCTTCGTCGCGCAGCTTCGCCAGCGACATGTAGCCGTGTGGCGGGTCGATGTCGATCACGTCGAAGTGGTGGCCCGTCGGCGCTCCCACGTTCGCGTCGGGGCGCTGCTGCCACCACCGGTCGATGCGGACGGGGTCGAGGGTGGCGTCATAGAGTCCGTGGCCGTCGCGGCCACACTCGCCATGGCACGTGTCGTATCCGGGTTCGCCCTTACGGTGAGCGCGGCCGAAAAGCGGCCGCTTGTCGCGCGGCAACAGGGGGAAGACTGCGATGCCCTGCGAGGCGTACCAAAGGGCCGCCGAGCGGAGCGCGCCCGCCCGGCGAAGGCGCTCGTCTTCCTCGGCTTCGAGGTCCTCGACCAGCGCGGTCAGGTCGCGGACCGCGTCGTCGTCGCCGCGGTCGAGGGCCGCCTGAAGCTTGTCGATGATGTCCTGATCGAGGATCACGCGGTCTCCCCCGCTGTTGTTGCTGGTGTCGTCTCTTACGCGGGTGCGGCGCCGCCCTCGACAGCACGTGGCCATCGGGGGCGGCGCGGCGGGTTAGAACGGAGGGTCAGCCGTGGCCGCCGCCGGCGCGGCCGGGGCGGCCGGGGCGCCGCCTCCGCGGGCCACCGCCACCTCGAAGTGCTTCAGCGTCTTGCCGCCGCCACGCTTCTCGATCTCGGTCAGGACGATCCGGATACGGTCGCCCACCTCGGGCCGCTCGTCGGTCAAGGCGGTCTTCAGGCGGATCTGACCGCACGTGACGGTCTTCTCCTCGCCGTCGTCGGTGGTGAGCAGAAGCTGGGGGACGGTCTTCGTCCCATTGGCGTCGGTGAAGGTCTGCTTCCGGATCGCGTCGATCCGGCCCGTGATCGAGTCGCCGACGTTGACGAACTCGACGTAGTTGCCGGACTGGCGAAGCTCGGGGTCATCCCAAATCGACATGCTGGGCCTTCCTGTTGCGCCCTGGTCGGGCGGTGGCGGTGATGCGGCCGGGGGCGCCGGCCGCGGTTTGCACTTGTGCTCCAGGTGGAGCGGCAGCGGGCCACGCTGCGGTGTGTCGAGACACGTCCACCCGCGGGCCGGGTGGCGCACCCAGATGGTCCGGTCGGGCGGCGCCCTCGACGGGTCGCCGGCGTACGGCTCGACGTCGACCCGCGCCTGGAGCGCGGCGGCGCGGGTCCCGGACTCCTGGACGAAGGCGACCAGGACGCCACACCGGCGGCAGAGCGCCGGTGCGTCGTCGGTGGCGGCCTGGTCGGTCACTGGGCGCCGCCCAGGGCGTCGCGCAGCACACGCAAACGCCGCTCGGCGTCGAGTGCCCGCTTACGCCAGGTGACCAGGTCGGCCTCGGCCTGCTCCAGGGCCTTCACTCGGCGGAGCAGGTCGGCGAGGCTCATCTGTCGGACGTCCTGGGCGACCGCCGTACGCGGCCGGCCCGGACCGCGCCCGGTGTGGGCCCTCAGGTGGGGGCGGACAGGGCCGATGGTGGGGGCGGTGTAGTCGCAGTGGAGGCAACCGAAGACGATCGTTCCGTCGTCCAGCAGCAGCTCGCGAATCTGCCGGAACAGGACGGGCTTCGCGTCGGTGTGCAGGGGCGACTTCGCGGGCTGGTCCTCGATCACCGAGCGGCCGGCGACGATGGCGGCGGTCACTTGCCGTCCTCCAATTTCGTCCAGGTGATCGAGGACGACTCGACGTGACCGGTCACGGTGGGGCACCTGCTGTCGTCGCGCCAGTACCGCCTGGCCTGGGCTCGCTGCTCACGCGAGATCGCGCCGCGGGCCGCCGCCGCGGTGGCGTACGGTCCGGCGTACGTCGTGGCCACGTGCGGCGGGCGAAGCGGGTCGACGGGCGGGTACGTCGCGACGATGACGGCGCGGAACGCCTGGGCCTGGTCGCCGTGCATGGTGCGGCTCATCGACCGAGCCCCCGATGCCAGTCAGCGTGTGGGCCGGCCGAGTCCTCGACCAGGGCGCCGCACAGCTCGCACTGACTGATCACTTCATCGTTCGGCCAGTAGCTGGTGAAGCTCACGACCAGCTCGACGCCCTCGACGCCCTGGACGCCCTCGGCCTCGCCCATCAGGACCGCGGCGAGGCGCTCCACAGCGTCGATCTTCTGCGGCAGCGTGACGCCGTCGGCGTAGCCGCGTGCGTTGTTCGCCAGCGCGTTGACCTTCTCGATGGCCAGGGCCAGGGCCTGCTCGCTCGTCATCACGACGCCACCGCCGCATCCTGCGCGGTCACGGTCGGGTCGAACGTGCCGTGGGCCTCGGCCCGTTCGCGGGCGATCACGCGGTCCCAGTGCTGGACCAGCACCTGCTTATGGGCCGCCGCGCGTTCGTGGCCTTCGGCGATCCGCTCGCCCTCTTCCAGCTCGCGCTCGGCGGCGGCCTTCGCCGCCTCGCGAGCGGCGGCGGCGTCGAGGGCCGCGCGCTGGGCGGCGGCGACCAGGACGTCGCGGTGTTGCAGCATCGGGCCGACGATCTCGGCCGGGTCGACGGCGGCCGGGTCGATGCCGGTCAGGTCGACGGGGTACGGCTCAGACATTGGCGGTGGTCCTTCCAGCGGTGAGAGCGGCGATACGGTCCTTCGCCTGGGCGGTCAGGTCGTCGGTCCAGGCGGCGACGTGGCGGGCCCAAATGGCCTCGATGGTGGCGCGGTCGGGGGCGCCGGCGATCAGCGCGGCCAGGTCGGGCTCGACGTGCGGCCACTCCTCGAAAAGGTCCTTCCGCTTACGCCACTCCTCGACGTCGACCACGGTCCGGACCGCGTCCCAACCGGCGGCGATGTCGACCCAATAGAGCGAGCCGGTACCGGTACCGGCGGGAAGGTGGCAGACGATCGCGCGGTCCTGGTCGACGCCGAGGGGCGTCCGGGCGGCGGCGGCCTGCTCGGCGGTGTACTCGATCCACTTGCCGTCGGCGTCCTTCGCCGGGCCGGGCGCGGCGTAGACCACCGACCGGGAGTAGATCGCGAGCTGGATTGCGATCTTCAGCTCGGCGTAGGTGATCGATCCGGTCTTCAGGTCATCGATGTACGTCCGGCCCAGGTACTCGGCCGTACGGTCGTGGGTCCCCCCGATGCGCAGGCCATCTAGCACGGTGAAGCGCTCGATGCCGGTTACCTTCAGCGGCGCCATCGCCTCGCGGTAGGCGAGTAGGTCGTTGACGTACTCGGCCGGGACGGGCGGCAGCGGTTCGCCGCGGTCGATGTACTCGGTCAGCTTGTGGAGTGACGTCCCGATCGAGGCGGCGACGCCTGCCTTCGCGGCGTCCATGGCGTCGCGGACGATCCCGTCGAGGGCCTTTTTGTCGTCGCGGTGGGCGTTGACCGACAAGATCAGATCGGGGCGGCCGGCGACGCCGATCGCGGTCATGCGCTGCTTCCAGCGCGTCAGCCCGTACTCATCCTCGATCTTCCCGGCGAACGTCGTACACCTGGTGTACGGCACGGCCCGGCCGCCCTCGGGCGGGACGATCAGCGGCCGGCCGAGGTGGTCTCGGTCGACCTTCTCGATCAGCGGCGTCGTGTCGATCGAGTCCCAGTCGAAACCGGGTCGTACGGCGTTCATGGCGTCATCCCCCTGTCTGCTTCGCGCTGCTGCTGCGCGTGCGGGTCGCAGAGCAGGCGCGTCGTGATGCCTGCCGTGCGCTTGTGGCGGGCCTTCAGCGGCGCCGGACCGTGGCCGCCGTTCTGGTGCAGGTAGGCCAGGCAGTCGTCGCAGTGCGCGGCGACCTTCGGCCGGTACTTCGCCCACACCGGCCGGGCAGTCGAGGGCGACGTCCTGGGCGCGGGCCGCGCCGACGGCTCGGGCACGTCGAACATCGGCGGCGTGTCGGCGGCGGTCACGCGGCGGCCCTGCTCGGCCAGGCGTTGATCGCGGGGAGGGTCCGACGGTGCGTCTTCGGCATGCCACACAACGGCACGCCGGCGCGGTCGAGGGCGGCGGCCAGCATGGTGAAGGCGTCCGCTTCGTTGTTGTTGGCGATGGCGGCCAGCGGCCAGCGGTTCACCGCGGCCACCAGGACGTCGTCCTTCGAGGCGCCGCCGTTGCCGGTGGCGTAGACCTTGACCGAACCGGGCGTCATGACCAACAGCGGGACGTAGTTACGCCACAAGCGCCAGGTGACGTTCCACCACAGGCCCGCGCGTTCATGGTGGCCGCGCTGGCCCTTCGCTGAGCCGTACGACGGGCCCTCGATGATGGCCAGGTCGACCTGGCCTCGCGCGGCCTGGCCATAGACCGCGCCGGTGATCTCGTGCAAGCGCCCGTGCGGGTCGCTCGCGGCGGTCTTGGGCTTGTAGGTCTCGGTCCAGGGCTTCGGCCAGTTGCCGGCCAGGCCCGTGGCGGTCAGGGACAGGTCGATCGCGAGGACCCGAGGGGCGTCGGCCATCAGGCGCTCGCCTCGACCTTGCACTCTTCGACGTAGGCCGCGAGCGAGTCGGCGTCGATCCGGTAGTGGCCGTTGACGCCGGCGCCCTTGATGGCGGCGAGTCGCCCCGACTTGATCAGGCGCGTTACCTGCCACCGCGAGATGTTCAGCGTGTGACAGACCTGGCGCGTCGACAGGTAGGTAGTCATATGCGCCCCCGTGTGATTGATGGGGTGTTTGATACACACACGCTACAACCTGCTACAACGTGCCGCAACATGCGACAAGCCGTGACAGATGTCAGGGGCGGCCTGTCACAACTCCTAACAACTTGCTACAACTACGGGTATGGATGAGACGAGCGCACCCGCACGCCCTCTCTTCGATCGGATCGAGTCAATCCGCGCGAACGCCGGCATGACGAAGACCCGATTGTCGGAAATCACGGGGTTGCCACGGGCCACCATCGAGCGATGGCGGGACCAACCACGCCCACCGCTACCCGAGTCGGTGATGAAGGCCGCCGACGCCCTCGGGATCGACCGCGGCGAGGCGCTACGCCTCGCCGGAATCCTCGACGGCGTCCCGCCCCCGCTGGACCGAGACGGCGCAGTGGCCGAGCTGCGCGCGAAGCTGGCCGAGATCAGCGCCAGCTCGGCCGAGATCGAGCGGCGCCTGGCCGAGCTGGAGCGCAAAAACCGACGCCCTAAGGCGGGCTGACGGTTGGGGTTTACGCAAACCCAAGCGAGGCCCTAACTTGTCAGGCGCATGTGGTGTCATCAGGCGTTACGTCTGGACACGGAGTGGAGGGGGGGTTTAGTTGACGATCGAGTTGCGCCAACTACGTGAGTTGGAGATTGAGGCCGACCGAGCCGTGGCGCGAGCAGTCGCGGCCAGGGACCGGGTGCGGGCCCTGATCGCCGAGCATGAACAGGCCGAGGCTGAGGACGACGCGCAGCGCCGCCGCCGGCGGTTCCGCGTGATCGCGCTTCCTGCCGCGCTCGGGATCGGCGTCGCCGCGGCCCGTACGGTGGCCGATGCCTCCTCGAAGACCGTCGTGGCGGTGGCGGCCAGTAGCACGGTGGCGGCCACGGTCGTGGCGGCGGTGTACCTCGGGCACGCCGGCGGCGGGAACGGGCCGCAGCAGCACGACGCGTCCAGTCAGCCGAGCAGGCCGGCGGTCGCCGCGCCCGCGCCTCGGTTGCCCCACAAGGCCACGCCGACGCCCACACCGCCCTCGGCCACGCCGACGCCGCCGGCCGATAGCCCACCGCCGCCGTCGACCAGCCCGCTACCGGGCGTGGACCTTCCCGTCGATGACAGCGCGCCACCAGCGCCGGACCTGCCGCTGCCGGACTCCTCGCCCCCCGCCGCAGACACCCACCCCACGCATCCCGCGCACCCTGCGAAGCCCCCGCACGCGGCCCACCCCGAACACCCTGCGAAGCCCCCGCACGCGGCCCACCCCGCGAAGCCCTCGGCGCTGCTGCCGGCCGCGCCGCTGGTCCAGGTCGACCTCATGCGACAGCGCGTGACCGTGCGGCCTGGCGCGCTCCTGCCGCGCCTGCTCGGCCAGCACCGACCGGCCGCCTGACCCTCCGAACGTCGAAGCCCTCGCACCCATCGGTGCGAGGGCTTCCTGGCGTCTGCCTTGACAATGTAAAGGCGGTGGGCTGGTCACCCTGCCGCGAGGTGGCGAGGGTGGCAGCGCGGGCAGGGCCTACCGGCGCCGAAGTCGTCGGCGCTGCCGTCGTTGACGTACAGATACCGGTCGCTGGGCACGGCGGGGTCGTGGCGAGGGTCATCACACCGCGGCGGCAGCGCGGGCGCTGACGGCGCCGAGGCGGCCTCGGTGGCAGCGCCCCACCACGGGCCATCGACGGCGAGCCGGTTGGGGTGAACGGTCGCAGCGTCGGCGGCGAGGACCAGCAGCGCGGGCCCACGCTGGGCGGCAGGGTGCGCGAGCACCTCGGGCCGCGCGAGGGCGTCTCGGATCGAGGCGACCGACCAGGCCGGCCGCAACGCCCGGACGGCAGTGATCAGTGCGTCGTGTTCTCCTCGGAGGTCTCCCCCCCCGTTCTGGGCCTCGGCCGCCGCGGTGCCGGTGTGACTCGCGAGGGGCGCGTGGGGGGGTTGTTGTTCTTGTTTAAGTTCTTCTAGTTGGGGTGCGCTGGGGCGCAGTACCGGGGTGCGTTCTGGCGCAGTACGTAGTGCGTTTGAACGCACTACGGGCCGGCCTGGGGAAACACCCTTCCCGCCCTGCTCGCGCCGTGCTGCGTTTGAACGCACTACGGGCCGAGCTGCGGAAACGTCGGCCTTCAGGCGCCGGTGGAAGTCGCCGACCGAGCGCGGGCCGGTGAAGGCGTCCGGCGGGTTGTGGCGCAGGATGTACCGGTTACGGGACCGCATCCCGGCGCTGCTGTAGGTCTGGACGACGTCGAGGGCGCCCGCCTTGACCAGCTCGGCGATGTAGGTCGACACGGTCCGGGCCTGCTTCAGGCCGGGGAACGCCTGGCGCATCTGCTCCAGGGTCGGGTAGGCCACGCGGTCGCCGCGCTGGGCGTTCACGTGGCCGAGCAGCAGGGCATACGTCTTCAGCGCGTTACCGGACACGGCGAACATCAACCATTGCGGCACCATGACCCACGGGGCGACGTCGCCGGCCATGTGGATCTCGATGACGTCGCCGTCGTCGGGTGCGTCGCCGTTGTCGGCGCCGCTTGCTATGGTCATCTGAGACGTACTCCTCTTAGGGTTCTGGCGAATCTGTGGGGCGTCGGGCCCGCACCTGGTGGCGACCGGGGGCGGGCCTTCTGTTTTTTACGGGTCCATGGTTTTGGACCGTAGACCTGCGCGGACAGTGGGGCCAGCGTCACGCGCCGTCGAGGCGTCGCCGGCCGCCGCCTCGGCTTCCAGCTCGCGGACGTGCTGCCATGCCAGGTCGGCCACCTCGGCGGCGTCGGCCACCTGGTCGCGCTCGGCGATGGCGGACAGGACGGTGGCCTTCCTGCGGTGGTAGGCGAGGCGCTCGGCCACGGGCACGTCGTGGCGCTGGCCGAGGTCGAGGGCGATCCGGGCCAGCTCGCCGATCTCCTCGGCCAGGCTCGGCAGCTCGGCCGCCATCAGGACGCCGCCGTTCCGTCGAGGGTGGCCACTGCGTGGTCGATGGCGTCGGCGAGCTGGCCGTTACCGAGGACGCGCAGCAGGGCGGCGACCGAGGGCGCCTCGCGCGGCGTCAGCAGCGCTACGCCGCTGAAGCCTCGGCCGCCGTGGTCCGTGCCCGAGTGAACGATGCTGATCCGGTTCTCGCCGGGCCGCTCGCCGCCGGCCAGGAAGACGTTGATATGGACATCGCGCTGGCCGTCGGCGCTGGTGGTGATCGGCGCCGTCGTAGCGGTGCCGCTGTGGATCGTGGCGACGTGGGCGGGTTCGTCGGCGTGATCGGTCATGCACCAGTTCGGGCATGGGGTGTTGGGCATGGTGCTGGTCCTCTCGGGTTACTGGTCGGCGGTCAGGTCGTAGGTCACGGGCCACGTGCGGCCGGGGGCGATGACGTCCACGCCGTACTCGATCGGCGCCCCGTCGATGTCGGTCACCTCGGACCCGATCACCAGGACGGCGGCCGGCGACTCCAGGCCGAACGCCTCGGTCTCCTCGGGCGTGGCGAGGCGGGCCTGGGCGGTGGCCACCGCGGTGGCGGCAGTGCGGCCGGTGGCGGCCCGTACGGCGCCGATGGTCCCGCCCTCGATCGGCGCCACGTCGAGCAGCTCGGGCGCCGCCTCGGCCAGGTCGCCGTCGAGCCACGACGTCGAGATGGCGGCCAGGCCGCGGTCATCGATGAAGTGCCGCACGCGCCGGACCGCGGCGGCGCCCTGCTCCAGGCCCAGGGCGGCCTCGACGTAGGCAGGGGCGCCGCTCAGCTCGGCCGATTGGATCTCTGACCGCTCCCCCGGCCGCGTGGCGCGCCCTGTGGCCAGCATCCGGCGCCACCGCTCGCCGCCGGTCTGGGCGGTCGTCGTGGGCGTGGCCACGGTCGACACGACGCCGTGACCGCCGATCAGCAGGCCCTCGGCGCGCAGCGCAGACAGTGCCTTATCGGCGGTCGCATGGCTGACGCCGTACTGGGCTGCGAGGGCCCGCACGCTTGGGACGCGGTCGCCAGGCCGAAGGGTGCCGTTCTCGATCTGCTCGCGCAGCGCCTCGGCGATCTGCGCGTACGGCGGTACCCGCTGGATCTTCGCGGGCTTGTCCTCGGTCATCTCGGGCCTTCCTTGTCATGGTGTCAGCGACTCCCAGAATCCTAGCCGCTATTGCTTGACACTGTCTAGGACACTAGGACAGTATGAGGTCTTGTAAGGCAAGGGACCACGCGGTGAGAGCCGAAGGGCCCCCGGCCTCCGGATCTTGAGAACTTCACATAGGACCCGTCGCCCCCACCAGGGGCGCGAACAGTAGGCCGGCCGTAGGGCATCCGGTCCACACCAGGGCCGAACCGTTCGCCGGTCGGCCACGCCATGACCCCCCTCGGGGCGAGCGTGACCGCGGTCCTGGCCCGCTTCGGCGGGGGAACAGTCCGCGCGGCGACCGCCGTACGGGCCGCACCCCAACCGAAAGGCATCACCACCACATGACCGAGATTCTGTCCCTGCGCGAGATCGAGATCCTGACCGGCATCTGCAACGAGTTTCACGATTGCGCGAGCAACTGCGGCGAGCGCGAGCTGGCCCGCCGGCAGGAATGGGAGCGCGAACAGCCTGCTGCGTGAGCGTGAGCCGGCGGGGCCCGTCGAGTACGGGCCCCGCCGGGTCGAGTCAGGCCGCACCCCAACCGAAGGGCACCACATGAAGATGGTCGACCGGCACCGGAAAGCGCAGGACGACGCGTACCTCAAGGATGCGGAAGCGCGTGAGGCTGACGAACCGGGAGCCACAGAAAACGCGAGGGCCGCTCTGGAGCGGGCCGCCGCGAGGCGGCTGGAAGAGGAGAGCGACCAGCCGCGCACCCCGGTCAGGGATGCGATGCGTAAGCAGGGACTGATCTGACCCCCGCTGGCGTGAGCGTGAGCCGGCCGGGCCCGTCGAGTACGGGCCCGCGCCGGGTCGAGTCAGGCCGCACCCCAACAGAGAGGACCAGAACATGGACACATCACCGGAAGCGCACTTCAATCTCGGCGAGCAGCACCTGAAGGCCGCCGACCGGATGGCCTCCGTCGACTTCGAGGCGGCGGTGTCTTACGGCGTCCTGGCCCGCGCGCACTTCGATGCGGCCCGGACGGCGAAGGCACTCGGCCTCGACGTCCCGGCCGAGGCGCCCGAGGCGCCGAAGGGCCCGCTGGCCCGCCCCAACTCCTCGGGCCCGTTCTTCTCCTGGATGGACAACGGCGGTATCGGCGATGACTGACCCGCGCATCGCCGACATGACGCTGGCCCAGGTCGGCGAAGTGGTCTTCATGATCGCCCCGGCCGAGGACGGCAGCGGCTGGGCGGTGAACTCCTGGTGGGGCGGCGAGGACCCACACCGCGACGCCCCGGCCGGCGAGGCCACCGCGCCGACGATCGAGCAGGGCATGGCCGCCGCCCTGAAGGACATGACCGAGGACGCCACCGAGGAAGAGCCGGACATGGACGGGCCCGTTGGTGGCCCGGTGGTCCGGTGAAGGCCCGCGCGCTCGCCGAGCTGCGGGCACACAAGGACATCGTGCGCTTGTGGGCGGTCGCGCTGGTCGCCCTCGCGCTCGGCTTGCTCATCCTGGCCGCGCCCCACGACCGGTGGGTCCGGTCCGCCGTCGGGTCGGTGTTCCTCAGCCTCTCCACACAGTGCCTTATGACTTTCGTCCGGAAACGGCGGAAGCCATGACCGGCGGCCCGTTCGCCGAGGGCCAGCGCGTCATCGCCGAGGACGGGCGCGTCGGGACGTATCGCGGCAGCTTCGGCGATGGCGTCTACGCGTTCGTGGCGGTCCCCGGCCTCGACCTCCAACTCATTCCGATGGCCGAGCTGGCCGAACACTCCGACACCCCGTAGGGAGCACCCAACATGTCCAGCATCACCACACTGGCCGCCGCCGCCGTGCCGGCGAAGGTCTCGGCCGGTACCGGCGCCGCCATCGGCGGGACCCTGTTCGTCACGCTCGTACTCGGCGCAATCATCGTCTACTGCGTGAAACACAAGGGATGGGACACGCCCCAGATCGTCATCGGGTACCTGTTCTGTCTCACGGTCAGCGGCGTGTCCTGGGGCGCGTCGTTGAACGGCTCGATCTCGGGCGGCCTGTCCAGTCTCTACGGCGGCGCCATCAACTTCCTGTCGAATCTCGGGTGACGCCGTGATCCTCGCCGTACTGGTCGCCGTGGTCCTCATCTCGGGCGGTATCGCGGTCCACAAGTACCTTCGCGAACACCCGCCGCCCGACCTCGGCTCGGCACTCGCGAAGATCTACCGGGCCGACCATCCGAAGGCCCTCGCGCGGGCCCAGGCCGACAAGCGGGCCATCGCCAAGGGCGAGACGGTTCCGGACGGCGTCATGGTCGCACTCGGCCACCTGCTGTTCGGGACCGGCCGCGCGCTCCGCTACCTCGGCCGCAAGATCCGCGAGCGTGTCGAGGCGGGCCGCGAGGTCCCGCCCCTGGAGATCGTCAACGCCGACGCCGCCGCCCCCGCGGGCGGCGGCCCGGCCGCCCCCGACACACCGCCGGCCGAGGCCGAGGCCGAGGCCGAGCAGGACACCCCGCCCCCCGACACGACCGCCACCGCGCCGCAAGAGGAGACAGCACCGATGACCACCACCACCCTGGCCGCGCTTTACGAAGCGAGCGAGGACGCCGCCGCGCAGAACTTCGAGGGCGTCGTGGCCGTCGAGCGCTTCCTGAAGGCGGTTGCCACCGGTTGCGAGTCCGTGACCCACGTGTGGGTCCGGTGGGCCGAGCGCCTCGGCGGTCCGCTCCATGTCGATGACTCGGTGGTTGACCACATTCGGGCCTGCGCGCCCCACCAGGCCACCATCGCCGGGCTGACTGGCGAGGCGTCCAGCCACGTGACGGTGCTGCTCGACGGGTCGATCACCGAGGCACTGGAGCGCGGACAGGACGTGCCCCACCACCACCTGATGAACTCGGCCGGCGGGTATCCGGCCATCCCTGCGTTCTATGAGCGGTTCGGGACGTACATCACCCAAAAGCGCGAGGACATTCGCGGCGAGCTGCTGCTGATGGTGGCGGTGAAGGACGCCAGCGCGAAGCAGGCCGAGATGTTCCGATCGGCCGCGCGCCGAATGGCCGACGCGAAAGACATCAACGTGAAGCGCGCCGCCGAGAAATACCTGGCAGCGGCGAGGGTCCAGGATGCGATCACCGAGCGCGTCGAGGCGGCCCACGTCCAGTTCGCCGTCATCATCCGGATGTCGATCCGCGCGCTGGCCGACTCCTCGATGAAGGCCCCGAACGCCCAGCTTCATGGCGTTGGTTGATCCGCTCCACGCCCACGACAGAAAGGACCGCGGCGATGCCCGGTAAGAAGTCACCTCGCGCGCCGCGGACCGCGGCCGATAGGAAGAAGCAGAACATCGCGAAGCGCGAGGCGAAAAAGGCCGAGCAGGGCGGCGCCGGCGGGAAGTCGAGGAAAGCGCCGGCGCCGTACATGCTCGGCCAGCAGAACGCGCTTTATGACTACTACATCGACGGCGGCGCCCCGCTGCCCGAACGCAAACCCGCGTCGTCGTCGGCGTTCGCCTCGGTCTTCTGGTGGTGCCACAAGCGGCGCGTCGAGCTGGCGCCGTTCGCCGTCGGCGCGGGCCTGCTCGCCACCTCGGCCGCGCTCCACCACGCCGACGCGCCCGCCTGGGCGCCGTTCGCCGGCGCCCTCGGGAACGTCGCGGTGTGGCTTCCCTGGACGCGCCGCAAGTGGGACCGCCAGGAAGAGAGGACGTACGTCCGGGCGATCATGGCGGCCGGCTCGGTGTGGACGTCGACCGCGGCCTTCCTCGGCCCGCACGCCGTCATGTTGGCGTTGCTCGCCGGCGGCGTCCTCGGCGGTGGCTACTTCTGGTGGCGCCACAAGTTGGTCCGGCCGCCGGCCGAGGGCAAGAGCGACGGCGAGCTGCTCGCCTACTGGCGCGCGCAGTGGGAAGCGGTCCGGGACCGCCTCGGGCTGGAAAAGTCGCGCGTGATCGAAGCCGAAGGCGATGACGACTATGTGGCGCTGACTGTCCAGCTCGTTCCCGGCGTCCAGGTCGCCGAGGACGTCAAGGCGATGAAGGTCAAGATCGCGGGCGCCCTGCGCCTGCCGGTCGCCGGCGTCCGGGTCGAGACGGTGAAGGCCGACGCGTCGCTGGTGAAGATCTTCATCGTGAAGGTCTCGCCGATCTCGGCCGAGGTCAATTGGTCCGAGGCGGCCACGATGCTGCCGACGTCGCTCGCCTCGCCCTCGACGTTCGTGATCGGCCGAGACGAGACAGGGAAGTGGCGGCGGGTCGACCCGCGCGGCCACTGGATGATCATTGGAGAGTCGCGCTCGGGCAAGTCCAACGGACTCCACGCGTTCATGGCGAACGCCACCGCGTGCGACGACACGCTGGTGTGGTTCATCGACCTGAAGGGCGGCGCCGTTGGGAAGCGGTGGGGCGACAGCATCGACCGCCTGGCCGACACGATCGACAAGGCCGAGGCGCTGCTGGAAGCCGGAAACCTGATGATCGACCAGCGCCCGCACTTCGCGCCCGTCGGCGAGGGCGACGGCGACCAGCTCGACCCGAGCCCAGACATGCCGGCCATCTTCATCGTGTGCGACGAATTCGCCGAGGCGGTCCGGCGCGGCGGCGCGAGGCTGGTCGGCCTCTTCGAGTCGATCGCGCGCCGTGGCGCGGCCCTCGGGATCTACCTGGTCCTGGTGGCCCAGGACGGAAGCCTGGAGTCCTTCGGGACCGAGGCGCTGCGCGGCCAGCTCACGCGGCGACTCTGCTACCGGGTCGCGAAGGCCGACAACGCCCAGTACGTCCTCACGGGCTGGAGCAAGCTCGCCGTGACGGCGCTCGAAGATGGTCAATTCTTCTGGCACTACCGAAGCGACGATGAGACGCCGGTCCGGGCGCCGTTCATGACGCCGAAGGGGAACCGGACGCTTCCCCAGCAGATCGCCGCGGAACACGCGGCGTTGCGGCCCGACCTCGACGCCCAGACGGTCGCCGCCGGCGGCACGTTCTACGCCCAGGGATGGGACGACACACCCCGAAACGGCGCCACGCCGACGAAGGCGGCAGCGCCTCGGCCGGTCGAGCGCCAGAATGCCAACACGACCGATCGAGGAGATACCCGCATGGACAGTCCAGCGCAGCGCGCCGCCCAGGCCGAGGCCGAGGCCGCCGAGCTGTTCGACGGCGTCGCCGAGATACCGACGACGGTCGAGCGGTTCGACGCCGAGCAGATCGACGCCGAGGTGGCCTCGGCCGAAGGTCGCTTCGCGGCGGCGTTCGCCAACGCCCCGGCCGAGGGCCTCGGCCGCCAGGCCCTGATCGAGATCACGGGCATGTCGAAGTCCTGGACTGATGAACGGCTGACCGCGTTGACCGATCGCGGCGTCCTGGAGCGGCCCACACGCGGCAAGTACCGGGCCGCCGCCGGCGCCGACGTCCGGGCGGCCCTGGTCGAACACGCGGACCGTAAGCGCGCCGCCCTGGTGTGACGGAGCGTAGCCGAGTCCCAAACGATCATGACCTTGGGACTCGGCGACCCTCCTTACGCGTAGGCGCGCGAAACGATGTCCCATGGGACTCACCCTGGCACTTCGCCGTGGCAATCCCGTGGGACTCCCCACCACCACCCACAGTGACCAGCACCGACACCCCAACCACATCCCCGAGGAGACACCCCAGATGAGCAAGGACGACACGGCGGAACAGCCCGAGGGCGTCGGATGGCACGTCGGCGGCCTCCTGTTCTTCGGCGGCCTCAACCTCTATTTGAACGGTTGGCACGCGCTCCACGCCGGCGGCGGGTCGCTCGTCATCGGCCTGATCGTCGGCGTCGTCCCGCCGGCCGTCGCCGCCTACATGAGCCACGACGTCGCGAAGGGAAAGGACGTCGGGCTGTGGGCCGGCGCGGTGTGGCTCGCGTGCGCCCTCGGCATGGCGTTGTCGATCAACGCTCAGGCCGCGGTGGTTCGGCCGTACGCCGGTGACTACGTCTGTTGGGCCTTCCCGCTGATGATCGACGTGGCCACGTTCTACTCGCTGTCGCGTCTCGTGGCGGCGTCGAAGGCGAAGGCCCAGGCCCGCCAGCAGCGAGCCGAGCAGGCGGCCCAGGCCCGCGCCCAGGCTCTCGCCGAGCGCAAGGCCCAGGCCGACGCCCGACAGGCCCAGGCCCTGGCAGAGGCCCAGGCCCGCGAGGCCCAGGCCGAAGCAGAACGGGCCCGGGCCCAGGCCCAGGCCGACGCCGAGGGGCGGGCCCAGGCCGAAGCAGAACGGGCCCAGGCCCGCGAGGCCGAACGGGCCCAGGCCGAGCAGAAGCGGGCCCAGGCCCGCGTGTCGAAGCGGGCCCAGGCCGACACGACGGCGGGCCCGAGGACGGGCCCAGGCGTCGGTCAGGCCGAATGGCAGGACCGTATCCGGGCCGCCCTCGACGCCGATCCGGGCCTGGAAATCAGGCCCTCGACGGTCGGCGCCGCCCTCGACGTCGACCCGCAGATCCGGGCCAGCGGCGCCTTCAAGCGCGCCGTCGCGGCGGTCCGGGCCGAGCGCGAGTCGGCGCCCGTACGCCTCGCAGCCGTCGGCGAGTAGCGCCACAACACGACGGGGCGGCCGGGTCCGTAACCACCTGGCCGCCCCATCTGCGCCCCCACCTTGTAACGGAAGGCAGGAACGTGAACACGGACACTATCCACCCCCCGCCACTCCCCCAGACGAAGATCGAAATCAACTTGCCGAAGATCTTCACGAAGGCCGCCGACGTCCTGGCCGCCAACGGTCACTACAAGGGCGACTTCTACGACATGGCCCAGGTGGTCCGCGGCCGGCGCGCCGAGGACTGCGCGGTGTGCGCGTACGGCGCTCTCAACATCGCCGCGGGCGGCAGGCCCGACCAGATCAACGGGATGAGCTGCCTTGCGGCGATGGCCCTCGCCGGCTATCTCGCCATACCGGCGACGCCGGCCGCAATCGGCACATGGAATGACGCCGACGCCCGGACGCCCGAGCAGGTCGAAAAGGCGTTCCGCGAGATCGCCGAGGAGTTGGCCCGATGAGTGAAACCCGCCTGGTTTGCCTGTCCGAAGAGAGCGCGGCGACCGTGGCCGACGCATACGCCGATCCGTTCGGCGACAACCCGAGCAACACCGTTCGGCAGGACGGCGCCGAAGTGGTCATCGACTACTTCGACAAGCGGTGGCCGCTCGATATCGCCGAGTGGGCTGCCGAGCAGGGCCACGCGTCGGACGCCGACGCCGCTCGCGTGATCGGCGGCCTGTGATGACCGCCGCACCTGGCCCGCGCGACATCGCCGCCGCCTGGCGGGCCCTCGGAGGCCACCCCGCATACCCACGTCTGCGCGCGTACGCCGAGCAGCGCGCCACCGAGAGGAAGTCGCCCACGATGACCGAACCGCCGTTCCCGGAACCGTTCGGGCCCGACTACGTGCGGCCCGAGGGCCCGCCCTGCCCTGACTGCGCGTGCTGCACTGCGCGTCTGTGCGAGGCCGGCCGCGAGGTCACCGGCGGTTGCGGCCACGTCGGTGGCACGAACCGCGACGTCGTCCTGGCGTGCCCGTGTGGCACGGCGCCCGGCAGTGTCGACGCGCTCGGGCGGGAAGTCCGCGACGTGTTGCGCAGCATCCCCGAGAGCCGGCGGCTCGGCGTATCGACGGCGGCCCGGATGGCGGGCCGGCGGGCCATACACGCCGGCGTCGTCGGGGCGCCGGCGCGAGTGATCGCCGAGGCGATGCTGGCGCGGGCCCTGGAGCTTCGAGACGAGATCGCCGCCGAGCCGGCGCGCCCGCCCTATCCCGAGCCGGGGAGCGAGATTCCCGACCAGCCCGGTTACGTCGTGGGCACGTGCCAGCACCGCGTCGCGGCCAGCGAATGGCGGGCCGGTTGCCGAACGTGTGAGCGCTGCTGACCGAACGATCGAGGCCCGGCCACCCTGCGAGGGGCGGCCGGGCCTCTGTCGTTTCCAGGACCTGAAGGGACACCCCTGCCCCTGGTCCCGGACCAGCACCACACCCCCAACGATAAGGCCGCGAGATCGTCCGCGGTCCCGATCGCCAACGCCAAAACGGGCCCCACACCTTCGCGGTGTGGGGCCCGTTCTGTTTCCGGGGTGAGTCTTACGACAGCGGCGCCGCCGAGGGCGAGGTGGCGGCCGGCGCCTTCGCCGGGGCGTTCGGGACCAGCAGCACCACCGCAGCGCCCACGGCAGCGATGACCGTATTCAGGACCAGCTCGGCCGTACCGGCCAGCAGGCCGGACGAAGCGACCACGCCAGCGGCGGCGAGCGCGGCGGCGATGGCCTTGCGGTACCTATCCATCGAGATCTCCTCGCATGAGAACACCCCGGCCATCAGGTCCGGGGCGTGTCGGTTGGGGCGGTGGCCTACGCGCCGGTGGTGTCGCTGACCGCCAGGCGGATGTCGACCTTGGCCAGCTCGTCGGCGATGGTCTTCTTCAGCGCCTCGATGTCGGGCGCCGAAGCCTTGACCGCCTCGGCGAGCTGCTGAAGGACCAGGCCCTGGGCGGTCAGCATCGCGCGAAGCTGGTCGACGCCTTCGTGGGCCGCTCGCGCGTGGCCGTAGCCCGAGCCGAGGGCCGTGTTGACT